TGCGGCTGCTTTTGATAAGTTAGCTGAAAATATTATTCATACATTTAAGTTCTATTACTTTGATGTTGGTTCGGAAGAAGTGAAGCATGAGGTAGTTTCATTTTTAGTTATGAATATGCACAAATTCAAAGAAGGTAAAGGTAAAGCCTTTTCTTACTTTAGTATTGTAGCTAAAAACTATCTTATTCTAAATAACAATAAGAATTATAAGATGGGTAAAATACATTCTCAAATGGATGTATTGGATTACAAAAGAAATCTTATGGGAGAAAACACTACTAGTGAAACTGCTGAAAAGTCTGTTTTATTTGTAGATGAACTTCATAGATTTTGGGATACCAATCTTGCTAACATCTTTCGTAGAGATAAAGATATTAGAGTTGCTGATTCAGTATTACATATCTTTCGTATAAAAGAAAATATTGAGAACTTTAATAAGAAGGCTCTTTATATCCTTATTCGTGAAATGACGGGTTCTAATACACAACATATTACTCGTATAATCAATGTTATGAAAAAGTATAATAAAAGATTACTACATGAGTTTGATAAACATGGAATGGTTGATGTGAATCACACAGGTTCAATTGTGAATGATTAAAAAAAAGGGGAGTTAAAAACTCCCCTTCTTTGTTTTAGAACTACTTACGGAACAAACCCACCAACACCAATAACGCGACGAGCCCAGCAAATCCGGACTGACCGAATGTGTTGATAATTGATGTTAGGTTTCCAATAACGTTGACGCCAAAGACACCACTTCCGAATATTACTTCAGAAACAGCACCTATTGCTACAAAAGATATCATAAGATGAGCTAAGTCATCTACATATCCTTTAACCATTGTTATTATTTCCTTCATGTTTATCTCCTATTAGTTAACAAAAAAGGGTATTTCACCCTATTATAAATATAATATATATTTATCAAAAGTTATAAAGTGAGATATTTATATATAACCACAAAAATCAAATAAATTTATCAAATGGAGTATATTATGGCTAATGATTATGAAATATTTGAGGGTAAATCGTTATCTGGTTTATTTAAAGATATATACGAAAATACCAAGACAAATAAAACACAATTAGAAGTTCTTATGAAAGAAGTAGTTGGTTTTATAAAAGATGGGGATACTGCAGTACAAATCATTCCTATGTTAAAAGAGTATTTAGAAATAAATGTAAAGAATGATGACCAGTTAGTAAAGGTAGCTGCTATCGTACAGCGTATAATAGCTGCTGAAAGTAAAGGTGGTTCAGAAGAGGAGTTTGGATTATCAGATGCTGAGAAAGAACAACTTATGGGCGCTATAGAAGATGCTGCTACTGATTTACAACATCATTCAGATGAAATAACAGATGACATGAAAAGGATTGAGAATTAATGCCGTTTTGGAAAAGTAAAAAAACTAAAAATAGAAAAAAAGGTGGGGGTGGATTTCTCACTTATGATGATGCCTATCAATTAATACAAGATAATATTGATGAAGCTGTAGAGTTTTATGAATTAGAACCAGCAGTAGTAATTCAAGTTCTTTTAGATCCTTCCGACCTTCCTAAGAAAAGTGCGCCAGGTGGTGGTAAAATGCCCGACTACGAAAAGTTAGGAACTATAAGAGCTAGATTTGTTGAAAGTCAAAATAAAGATGATTCTATAGAGGGGTATATAAAACCATTATCTCCTCATATGGTAACTTATCCTCTTGTTGGCGAAGTTGTCAATATAGCAAAGCATGGTAAACAAATGTATTATTATCAACCATTGAATATGGGAAACAATGTGAATATGAATGTTGCTAATGGTGAGATAACAGACTCAAAAATAACAGCACACACAACAGAACATAATAGAACTATACTTGGGGAGTATGGGGATATGGTTATGAATGGTAGATTTGGTCAGGGTATTAAATTTGGAAGTGATCCTTATTATCAATATCCAGAAATAAAAATAACTAATAGACAATCAGTTCCACCACAAAAAACAAAAGATGCACACTATCCACATTTACAAAATATAAATGCTGATGGTTCATCTATTTTTATTACTTCAGGTCCAGCTAGAGAAGTAGATACTCTAATACCAGCCACAATAACCTTAACAACTCCTGATGTATTAGATGGTGATATGATTACACTTAATTCTGATAAATTAGTTTTTAATTCTAAGGGAACTGATATACATATGTTTGCTAATAGAAACCTTAACTTATCAGCTAATGAAGAAATCAATTTAGAATTAGGTGTTAATGCTATTGGTGGTAGAATTACATTGGGTGACGCAGAATCTACGAATCCAATGGTACTGGGAAATCAGTTAGAAGATTTATTTGAAAAGCTATTTTCTGCTTTAAATAGTTTTTCTAATAGTGTTTCTAGTGCAACTGGTGTAGCTGAAGTAGGGGATGCTGCTAATGTTATGAAAAAAGAAATGGAAAAAATGAAAGACGAATTACCACAAATATTAAGTGATACAGTATACATAACAGAAAATGTTTTTGATCCCGGACCAACTGCTGTTAATGAAGTAGTAGGTGAACCAGACCAAATATTCAGAACAAGTGGTGTACAAGGTTAATTATGAGTGCTATATCAGACAGACTTAAAAAAACTATTCAAAGTATATTTGATTTACCAAAAGAAGAAATTGAAACTGAAATCGATTATATAGTAAAAGCTACAAGAAAAGGTGAATCTCAAGGACAACAGGTAAAGGATATATTACAAAAAATTGAAGATACTGAAGAGAAAATTGATCAAGTAAAGGAAATAGTAAAAAGTGTAAATTCTGTTCTTACAAGTTTAAAAGCGGCAAAGACAGTAGCTGAAACTACAGAAAAAGCCAGTACAATATCTTCTGCGTTAAATCCTGCTAGTGCTGCTGTAGCAGTTGCACAAAAATTTATAATAGAAAAAGTAAAATTGGAAATAGAAGAAGCAAAAAATGCTTTAAATGTTACACCACAATTAATAGAAAATTTTAATAAATTTATTATTGATACAAAAGAAAAATTAAAAAAAGTACAAAAAGAAATGAAAAGAAAAAAAGCTTTGCGTGAGCAAAGAAAGAGAAAATTAAATTCTTAATATTTATATATAAATAGGAGTTACTATGTCAAACAGTAAAAAAATAATAGGTTTAATTAGAGAAATAGTTAAACAAGAGGTACAAAAAGAGGTTAGAAAGATACTTATTAGTGAAGGAGCTAAGGCTATATCACAGAATACGAATGGTGTGCCTGAAGTAATACCAAAACCTGTTCCTAAAAAATCTAAGCCTAAAGAAGTAAGTTATACTAAAAACCCAACCTTAAATAAAATACTTAATGAAACTGCTCAAAGTGAAGAGTTTGATGAGTATCCAACAATGGGCGGCAAAACTTTTGATTCTTCTAAAATGGCTGAAGCTATGGGTTATAGTGGAATGATGGGTAGTGCTGAAGAGAAAAGAAAGATGGGTGCTTTACAAACAGCACAAGCAGCTGGTGTAGATACATCAAACAAAGCAGTACAAGATGTGATGCAAGATTTAACAAAAGATTATAGTGGTGTAATGAACGCTTTAAAAAAGAAAGATGGTAAATTATAATGGGTGTAATTGAAAATGATTTAAATGAAGATACTTATATTGGATGTGAGTTACCTTTAACTCATACCCAAAGTGGTTTTTTTAATAGAACTAAAACCTTATTAGAACAAACTAAATCAAATATAAAAAATCTTCTTTTAACTAACAAAGGTGAGAGATTAGGTAATCCTACTTTTGGCACTAACTTACTTTCTTTAGTATTTACACAAGAAAACACAGATTTAGAAAGTAGAGTTGAAGAAGAGATAAGAGCAGCTATGAGTGAGTGGTTACCATTTGTAAATATTGTAAGTATTGAAACTAATTTTTCTAATAACAATATGTCTACGGCTATTGTTAATCTTAGATTTAGTTTAAATGTAGATTTAACTTCTGAAGAAGATTTAGCTTTGGATTTATCATCTTATACTGGAGAATTAGCTCAAGATCCACACGACGGATTTACAACACAAGGGTAATAGGAGAAAGTAAATGCCATATTCAGCACCAAAAAAATCAGTAAAAGAAGTTAGATATTTAAATAAAGATTTTACATCTTTTAAAGATAATCTAATAGAGTTTACCAAAATATATTTTCCAAATGCTTATAACGATTTTAATGAAGCATCACCAGGAATGATGTTTATAGAAATGGCATCTTATGTGGGTGATGTTCTTTCTTATTATATAGATAATCAATTTAAAGAAAGTTTATTATCTTTCGCTGAAGAAAAAAGAACTGTATATAATATGGCTCAGTCTTTAGGATATAAACCAAAATTATCTTCAGCTTCTTCTGTTGATATAGATGTTTTTCAAACTGTTCCAGCTGTAACATCCGGAACTGGTGATAGTTATACTACAAAACCTGATTTAAATTACGCTATGAATTTGAAATCTGGTATGGAATTACTATCTGATACAGGAGTTTCTTTTGTAACAACCGAAGATTGTAATTTTAAGTTTTCTAGTTCTTACGATCCTATGACAATTACAGTATATGAAAGTTCTGCTAATGTTCCAGTAACATATTTATTAAAAAAAGGTATTCGTGGTTCAAGTGGTGCAGTAACAACAGAATATTTCACATTTAACAATGCTGAAAAATATAAGAGAATAGCATTAGGAAATAAGAATCTTTTAGAAATAATTTCTGTAACAGATAGTGATGGAAATAATTGGTATGAGGTTGATTATTTAGCACAAGATACAGTATTTACTGATATGGAAAATACAATTAAAAATGATGATACTCTTTATACTCATTCTGACCAAGCTCCTTATTTATTAAAACTTTTAAAAACTACAAGAAGATTCACGACTTATATTAGAGAGGATGGTAGAAGTGAATTAAGATTCGGAGCTGGTACATCAGATAGTCCTGATGAAGAAATAATACCAAATCCAGATAATGTTGGTTCTTCTTTACCTGGCTCACCGACTTATTTAAATACCGCTTTTGATCCTTCTAATTTTCTTGCAACTAAAGCGTATGGTCAAGCTCCATCTAATACTCAATTAACTATTACTTATAGACACGGTGGTGGAGTTATTAATAATATTAGAGCAAGTAGCTTGAGAAGTATTCAATCAGCTGATGTAGAATTGGATGAAACTGGTTTAGATTCAGCACTAGCAACAACTACTAAAAATTCAATAGCTATTAATAATCCAACTCCAGCTGCCGGGGGAAGAAGTGCTGAAAGTATTGCAGAGGTAAAGAATAATGCACTAGCTTATTTTCAAGCTCAACAAAGAGCTGTTACTAAACAAGATTATATTGCTAGAGTTTATGCATTACCGCCTAAATATGGCAATATAGCAAAATCTTATATTGTGCAAGATAGTCAATTGGATAGTACAACAGGAGCTAATTCTGATTCTAGAATTATAAATCCATTAGCTCTTAATATGTATTTATTAGGTTTTAATGCTAATAAAAGATTAACTACAGTTAATCAAGCAGTTAAAGAAAATGTACAAACCTACTTAACACAATATAGAATGGTAACAGATGCTGTAAATATTAAAGATGCATTTGTGATTAATATCGGTGTTAAGTTTAATATTTTAACTAAAGTCGGTTACAATAAAGAAGAAGTTGTTTTGAAAGCTATACAAGTAGTAACAGACTTTTTCAATATAGATAAATGGCAAATAGGACAACCAATTGTTTTAGCAGATTTATCTTATCAAATATCTTTAGTAGATGGTGTATCTGCTGTAGTTCCACCTGAGGAAAATAATCCAAGTGGTCATCCTGTTTTAATTACAAATAAATTTAAAGCGGGTAGTGGTTATTCAGGTAATGCTTATGATATAGTGAACGCTACACAAGATGGTGTTGTTTATCCATCACTAGATCCAAGTTGTTTTGAACTAAAATTTCCAAATGTGGATATTGAAGGTAGATCAGTCGGTAATATATCAGGAGGTAACTAATGCACTATTTTATTTTTCCAGAAATAGATACAACTTTATATCAAGCTAGTGGTAGTGGAAACACAGGATTAGATGAGATATTAGAAATACAAAAGACTATGAGCACCTCTGGTGGTAATGTAAAAGTTTCTCGTATACTTATGAAATTTGATTTAAGTGAAATATCATCTTCAATAGTAAATGGAACTATTTCTTCCGATCGTAAATTTTACTTAAATATGTATGACGCTGGTTCTGAAAATTTAAAAGTTAATCAAAATATATATGCATATCCAGTAAGTGAAAGTTGGGAAGAAGGGCATGGATTTTTTGAAGATAATCCAACAACTACTGAAGGTGCTAGTTGGAATTATAAAGATGGTCAGACTAATAAAACTCCTTGGAGCGGATCCTCTACGGAACAACAAGGTGGTGCTTGGCATGAAGAAGTTTATGCTTCTCAGTCTTTTAAATATGAATCAGAAGATATGAGAATGGATGTAACTCCTATTGTAAATAAATGGTTAGATGGTACATATTCTAATAATGGGTTTATAGTTAAAAGAAGTGGTAGCTTTGAAAATGTAGATACAAATGTTGATGAGGGTAACACAGAAAGATTTGGTAATTTTAAATTCTTTTCAAGACAAACTCATACAATATATCCACCAAAGTTAGAAGTTGAATGGTATGACACAAAATGGAGTACGGGTTCTTTAAGTGCTTTATCTTCAACTGAATTAGAAGATATGTCGGTTTATATGAAAACTTTAAGACCAGAATATAAAGAAAATTCTAAAATCAAGTTTAGATTGGTTGGTAGAGCAAAATATCCAACTAAATCTTATTCAAATACTGCATCCGAATATTTAACAGCCAAATATTTACCGAGTGGAAGTACTTCAGTTGAAGATGGTGCATATTATTCTGTTTTAGATGCGCAAACCGAAGATGTAATAATAAATTATGGAACAGGTTCACTTGTAAGTTGCGATTCAACAGGAAATTATTTTAACCTTTGGATGAATGGTTTACAATCGGAAAGATATTACAAATTTCAATTTAGAGTTGTAAGTGGTAGTAACACCACAGAGGAAACCATACAACACTTCGATGATGATTTTGTATTTAAAGTAGTGAGATAAAAAATGCCTTATACACAAGAGGAATTACAAAAGTTATCATTTTATCAAAATTTGATTAATGAAGATGAACAACAATACTTACAGAAAAAAGCTAGATTAGAAAA